TGCTCAGCAGCTTTTTGCTCGGCTTGTTTCATTGCGATGGAAGCAGCAGTTTTTTCAGCAACTTCTTTAGCAAAGGATTCCAAGTCGAACTCAGGGCTAGCTTCAGGGGTCTTCATTTCTTCTGACATTTTAGTCTCCGTTTTGTCGGCTATTGCCTTGCTTGACTGCTCAATCTTAGCGTCTGCGTCGATTGAGGAAGTCTTAATAAAGTCTTTCTTAAACTTGTTGTACTCTTCCATATTGTCGAATGACTTCGCAACAGAGAAGACAGCGTTTTGGTTACAAGGAACCGAAACAACTGACACTTCGAACAGTTCAGCGTCCTTTATCTTATACCCGTCGGTTTCGGTCATATATTCAGCGTCCTTGACCTTGAAACCGACACTAAAGGCTCCAAGAACGCCGTCTTTAATAAGATCTTTAATTTCACTAGCGCTTTTTGAAATACGAGCAGTAATATTTAGCCCGTCTCCATCAACGCTTAACTCTTTTGCTCGACCTATTGGTCGATCATAGTTATGATTGAACAAAATAATAGGATTAGATTTAAAGTTCTCTAATCCGCCTTTTGTCCAAGCATCATGTTCAATAATGTCACCAGCTCTGTCAATAGCGTTTGTACTAGCTGATCCTTTGATGTCTAACCCGCCATCGTCATCTTCCGATAACATCTTGAAACTGTTAGTCCAATGAAAAATCTTCTCACTCATCGTCTGCCTCCACGACCTTTTCCTTTACAGGTTCAGGTGCTGGTGCAGGAGCAGAGACTGTCACTGGAAATCTGTGTATAGCTGCTGCAATAACTCTATTCCATGATCCATACTTTCTTCGTAAAAGATAGTCACGAACTGGAGCTTTGTCATCAGCTTTATAGTCTGATAGGCTTATGTAGTCTACATTTTTTGATGCCATGTAGTCTGACAAAGCCTTTAGCATCATGTTTTTTGTCATAATTCTTCCTCTGTAGGCGACGCCTCTTGGGGTCGTCCGCCTTCTTCGGGATTTGCGGCCGAACCTGCGATATTTGCAGGAACTCTCGGTGTATCAAATCCGTCGATCTTCTCAAGCCTTAATGCCTCCCTTGCTTCGTTCGGTGTTAGTATTCCCGTGTTTACAAGAGTTGAGTAATAAGCTGCTTGATCTTTTAGTTCGGGCTGAAGAGCAGGTATTCCTGATACTTCCTCGTCCAGTTTAAAACCGAAGAACCTCTCGAAAGCGCGTGCCATTTTATCAATAATAGGCAGTACGGTTTCTAAGTAATATAATCGGTGATTCGGTCTAATGTTAGCATTATTCCCACCGTCCATCAAAATGGGTGGTACACCCATTGCTTCTAGAATTATTCTTTCATTTGACTTAATAGCTTCCTGAAAGTCTAGTTCTTTGAAGTTAACTTCTGTAAGGTTTTCGACTTCTAATCCCCCATCTAAAAATAGCGGTCTACGACCTCCTGATTGTGGATTATATCTTGCAACCCAAGCCTGTAACATTCTTTCTTTGATTTTCTCAGAAAGAGTATCTCTTAAGTACTAAACCTGGTACGGCTCCGTTCTTAAAGAAGTTGTCTTGAAAACGCCTCATACTTCCAAGTAATTGCATTGTTCTGTATGCGGGTTTTAATCTAGGAACTCCACGATAAATGGAGTTAAATGAATTTTCTTTTATGTGAATAATCTCGTTCGGAGAATAGTCTATGCTGTGATCATAAGTAAACTTATCTATGTAAGTTTTTTCGTTTGTTTCGATTGTAACACGATCTGCTGGAAGATGATACAAATGTGCACCATCAAAGTAGATAAAGATGTTACCATCGATAAGTAAATCTGTGATTATATTTCTCTTAAAAGTACTGATGTCTTGAAAAGGATTCGGTTGTTGATTAAGTAGTAAATCTACTTTTGATCTACGAATATTTTTCTTGACACTATCTAATTTAAGAGCTTCACCTACGTCAAACGGTATTTCCGCTGCGTCATCTACTATCATATTGACTGCGCGGTTAACAACCTCTAATTGCTCATAGGCGTTTCTGTAATTCGTAATGACTTCACGAGTACTTAAAGTACCTCCTTCGTCATTTGCGATGAGATATTGAGAAGGGTTTAGTTTCTCATCTACGTCATCTTTAGGCGTTCTGCCTAATATTCTATCATACCATGCCATGTTTTTCTCTTTGTATGCCCACCCATCTTGCCTGTTTCTTTGCTGTTACAACTCTGGGTCTCTTGCCATAGATCGAGTGCAGTTGTAAGTGATGTTCATGACATAAAGTAACAGCGTCTTCGTAAAGTTCTTTTTTATGCTCTTCTATAAATCTTTCCCGTAGGTTAAGAATATCTGATTCGTCCTTAATTACTAACTTATTCTTCCTCAGCCAAATTTCAAGTAGCTCAGTTAGACCGCTATAATGATGGAAGTCCAGGTTCTCTGTTACTCCACAGATAAAGCATTCCGTCCCTTTATTGTATTTAGACTTAGCCTTATCCCTAACATATTTAACTAGATCTCTCTTAAGAGTCATAACTTATTCCATTCTTTTTATTATACATATCTTTGGGGGTAATGTCAAGAACTATTTTTGGTGTGGTATATTTAGAACGTCGTCGCTGTTGTTTCGAACGAGTACAACGCATAACGTAATGCATCTGCCATATGTGATGCATAATTATGTACTGGTTTCTCTTTCAATAGATTTGGATTTGGATCCCACTGGTACTGATCAAGTGAGAGTAATGCTTCTTTACATCTTTGATCTACTAGTAACTTATCATTATCACATATTGCTGCAACATGACCTATGCCATCTAAAACTGATTTTTTAGCGTTCATAGTAGTAATGTCGTAATTTTGTGCAAAGTCAAATCTTGTCTGCTGAGCTGCAGAATCAATATAAATATAATCAATATCCCATTTATGGATAAGTGCTCTTATTTTTTCCGCGTGTTGTTCTGTTGTTCTTTCTGCATCTAGATACTCATCTAGTAAGTAGTATTTCTCCGCGTCCCAATCATAACCAATAACACAGAAAGCCGTAGGGTCTTTGTACCCAACGTCCATACCCGCAAATATATCCATTTTGCTAGTATCGATTTCGGCTAAATCTGATACACAGTTCTCGTGATTGAAGCCCCATACCTGTCCTTCGTAAGTATTAAAGTCAGCCATATATTCCTGATTAAATTCTGCTTCGGACATAGTTTTCTTTGCCTCTGCAATATCTTCATCAGAGATACGTGGATTTTCATGATAGGTTGCTTTTACACTTGCCCATTCTGGAAACTGATCTGAGTATCCTCTTTGAAAAAATTCTGCAAACCAATTATTCCTACCACGAGGTGTAGAAATAAATAGTGCTTTTGAGTTTTCTTTGTCTAGCGTCGGTCTGAGAGCCACATTGAAAGCATCTTTTCCGTCCACCAACGCAGCCTCATCAAAAATGATAAGATCATAGGATCGACCCACGACCGAATCCACTTGATTAACCGATCCCATACGGATCGTAGAATGGTTTGAAAGTTCGATAACTTTGTCTTTTGCATTGTCTCTCAATACTTCTAGTTCAAAGTGTTTAATTAGGTTTCTCTGTAAATCAAAAGATATTTGAGATAGAGAGTAGTTAGGCGACATAAGCAAAACATTGCTATTTGGTACAAGACACACGAGTTGTCCTATAACATTAGCAATGTATGTTTTGCCTTGTCTTCGTGAAACTGCTGCAGTAACAAAACGATACTTCGGGCTGTTAATGCAGTTTATGATTGCATTTTGTGTGGTATTGGGACTTATCCCTAACAACTCCATGTAACCATCTATGGGAAGCTTAACGAAGCGGTCTTCACCGAACTTCATTATGTACTCTTGTTCTATATCAGTCCTACTTATATCCAGCATTAGTGAATAGTCTCGTGTTCAAAGTTATGTGTTGTATAGTCTAAGAGTTCCCTATTCTCGTTGACGAGTTTGTAGAGGTAAAGAAACGCGCTAGCAATTTCCACGTCTTTTTGTTGTGGTTTTTCTTCATCGCTTTTTGCCATTATATTAGCAGCGATAACGTTGATAGCGTCTATTGACACTTCAGACAGCCAAAGCTCTCTTCCGTCTTTTTTCATGTTTCCTCTCTTTTTTCGGACTTATCTTCTTCTTAAAATTCTACCAGGAGATCTGCGTCCGAATGATGCTCTCCTAGGAGATTTGGTTTTTCCAAATCTTGGCCCAACCCCTTTAGGTGCTGCCGCGTATCTTGCATAGCTATGTGAGCCTGGTGATTTACTATTAACCACTGTGCCTGCTGCAGAGTTCATATCTCTGGTGACACCTCTGTTTAGTCTATGCTTACGGATCTTCTGAGTGTTATGAACCCCAGTAGGGCCGCTTAAAAATGATCCTGTTCTAGCCATTGTATTTCTCCAATATAGCCTTCAGCTCAATCTCCCGATCCTTTCCGCGAGGTTTAGCTGTTAACCTCTTAATTAGACTTAGTGAATGCAATTTATTTCTCTGTTTAAATATAAGTATTGCTTGCCCTCGTCTAATTGAAAGCATCAATTCTGGAATTGCTAACTTTTCTTCTAGTTCTTTCTTTTGTGCCATAGTCATTTGGCACCTCCGAATTAGTCGAGAAGCGGATTTCTATCCTTTGCTTTTCCAATATTAAGAGCAAATCTGTCTATCCATTTATAAACTTTTGCCCAGATTTTATCATCAACTGGTGTTTCAGTCATAGCAACTATAGCTGAACACACTGTGATCAATATAGGGATAATTTGTATTAGTCCCCAAACGAATTTTATCAATTCAAACATATTCTTCTCCCAGAATAACTTTGGTTATCTCGCTTCTTTCGAAGGTGAGATAGCCATACCAGGTGTACCGATTACTTCTGAACTAGAAGCCCAGAATTTATGGAACTGTCTACGTTTCCATAAAACGATTCTTTCTTTAGGCATCAGTAAAATCGAACCGATTTGTTCTGATGTATCTGCTGAAGAGCCGTGGTACAAAGTCTGGTTTTCGCTGCTCGTATTCACGAACATTACAAAACTTGTAGCATCACTAAAACTAGTAGCTGTTGCCGCTGTTGTAGGGCACGCTGTGTGATTACCACCTATTGCAAATCCTAACATGATATTCTCCTACCATTTAACCTTGTTCGCCCAATATGCGGCGGACATTTTTCCCTTTGCTATGTTTCTACGGTGTCTAGCTTTGAACGAAGCTCTTTTTCTCTTCATTCTTGTAGACTCACCCTTTTTAGGTTTTCCCGCAGTCTTAGCACCTTGTTGGCCAAAGCGGATAGTCTTAATTTTGTTACCAACTTTAGCTACAACAATATGTGATTTAGTTCTATGACCAGGTGTTCTCTTTGGCTTGTTAAAACCACTGACGCCTGCTCTTTTGAGCCTTGGGTCTCTTTTACGACCCCCTTTTCTACGTCTAACTGCCATTATCTTCTTCTCCTAGTCCTTCTTCGCTTTTTAGCGAAAGTACGCACGTTGGTAGGCTTACCCCCAACTCCTTGCCTAACTGCTCTCTTTCTTCTGATAGCAGAGCGTCTTTGCGATTTTGTCATGCGAGCAGCTTTAGCTGCTGGAACGCACTTAGGGTATCCTTTCCTACTTGTCTTGGCTTTTGGTCTTCCGCAGGACTTATATCCCCCACCCTTTTTAGGACGAGAAATATCAACCCACTTTTCACCAAACCATTTAGTAAGTCCGCCTGATCTTCTTCTTCGAATACGTTTTCTAGCCACGTCGGTATCTCCCTCCGCGCTTTTTGTATTCTCTAACTAGCCAAGCGTTTGCATAAGCTGAAGGGTATACTGCAAATTTTCTACGCGCTGCAGCTTTTACTCTAGCATAAAGGGCTCTGTTAGTAGGAATATTACGTTTTTTGGCAGTAGATTTTCTACCTTTTCTTTTTCTTCTTGCTGCCACGTTTCTTCCTCTTTCTGCGTTGGTTACAGTGCATTACTTTCTCCCTCGCTTTTTTCTCTTCAGAATAGCTTGCTGTAGCTTCTTAGGCAATTTCTTTTGCGCTGCGGTTAAGCCGCCACTCATTGACTTCTTTTTCTTACCGCCCTTTTTCTTTTTCTTTCTTTTCTTACCGTGTCCGTAATGTCCAGGCATAGTGCTCTCCCAATGTTCTTTCGAACCTTTATCTTAGATTACGTGGTAACTTCTGTCTCCTCGTTCTCTGAAGATTAGTTTTGCGTGCTTTCAAGATAGCAGCACGCTTCTCAGCTCCAGTAAGTTCTTTTACTTCTGGTGCTTCGATTTCTTTACTTGTTTGCGAATTTGATTGCGTCTTTTTCGTTGACATGTTTAGTCCTCATTCCTTCTGGGTCGTAAAGCCAGACCATTGACCTGACTTGAGTCATATGCCAACCTTTTGGTAAAGGTGACTTTACTTCTGGTGACTTGGTCATGTCCTTTTTACTATATTCCATTTCCATAATTTCTCCTAGTGCATAGTGAGCATGGTGTACACTACACCTGCTCCGCCTACAATGATTGTGCCTGCGACACTTATCAATATTGTCTCAATCCGTGTTATTGATGATTCAACACCGTCAAAGCGCTTTCCAGACCGTTCCTCAATGCCTTGAAGCTGATTGAATACGGTTTTCCATCTTTCAGCACATATTGCTTCATGTTTTTCTAGCTCTGCCGCTAATTCTTCTGTTTTCACCAGCTTACTCCTGATTCCGTGTGTATATTTACACAACTTAAATTATACCAAAATTGCAGGGTCATGTCAAGAACTATTTTTCGATGGTATAAATTTTAACTGGTTCAGACTTTCCTTTCACCGTAACCTCGTCTAAGAACTTGTATTCATAGCCCTCTACCATACTGTATTCTGAAATTATAAGGTCGGTATCATATGTCTTACAAGATGATTCAAGTCTAGCAGCGAGATTAACAGCGTCCCCGAGAACACTATAGTCAAAACGACTA